ATGGTCCCGGTTGCTGGACCGCTGCTCAAGGGCCTTGGCATGGCCGCACCGGCAGTTCTTGGTGCTGTACGTCCAAAGGGCGGCGTGTTCCTGACCTCAGGCAAGTACGGGGAAATGATTGGCCCCAACAAGAGGGCAGACACCTTCTCCCGCTTTGACCAACAGATGAGTGACGTGCTGGACTTGCTTGAGAGCAAGTCAAGGGTACGAATTGGCGGTATTCCCCCTGAATCGGCAGATGCTATCAAGGAACTGTTCGACAAGAAGGCTCGTAAGTACTTTACGACCCAGTTCGCCTCTGTTGATGACCCCATTTACGAGGCGGTAAAAGAGGGTCGTATTCGCCCGGTGGGTAAAGCGGACAAAAAGGTGTTTCGTGACTACATACTTCGGTCTGCCCGTCAGGGTGACCCGGAAGCGGTGGAAGATTTTGCTGCGGCATATGACCGTGTTCTGCAACGCAACATTCTTCTTGGAGAAGGTAAGCAGTTTGGCCAAGAAGCTCGTGCACTGGCAGAACGCCGAGGGGAAGAGGCCCTGAGTGCAGCAGAGGCGCAGCGTATTGCCGCAGGGGAGAAGTTGCTTCCAGAAGAACTCACCAGCATGAATATACCCCCTGAAGGTCTTGAGTCTAAGTTTGTCTACCCATCCGACCCCAAGAGAAACCTTTTTGCAGAGGGTGCGGAAGTGCCCGAGCACATTAAACGTGCAATGCAAGAGGGTGAGATTGTTTACGACATCAGTGCATTTGATGTGCCCAAGTTCATGAAGCCTTCCGAGGCAATGATTGATGAACTGGCCAAGATAGACCCGGCAAAACTCAAGAAGATGAGCTACCCGGAAGCCGTTGCAGCAGTCAACCAACAGATGCGTATAGCGGCAGACTGGGGTGACATGGTCAGCATGGCTTATGACAAGGGTGCAAAACGGGTACCTGTTGAAACAAGAAGAATGTTCACCGCACCGGTTGTTTCTCTTGATAACGGCCAGAAATGGGTACAGCTCACCGATAGTAAGGCTGCGGCTCTTGAAGGAGGAATGCTTAGGCATTCCGTTGGCGGCTACGACATGATGGGTAGCTATGGTGTTGCTAGGGGAGGAAAAAAGTCATTTGATTCAGGGGACGCAAAAGTATTCTCCCTCAGAACCAAAGATGATTTGCCCCTAGTGACGATTGAACTCGACGCTAGAGAAGGCAAGAACATAGTGACGCAGGTAAAGGGGTTTACGAACAAAAGAGGTTCTGACCTTCTTCCTTACGCGGACGAAATCGTTACCTTCTTTAAAAACACCGGTTTTTCCCCGTCGCCATACAATCCCGACCTTCCTGAAGAAATCCTACAGCGCATCAAACAAACTGGTAAATTCGCAAAGGGCGGCATGGTAGACAAGCCGTTGTACTCCTAAGGAATAGATATGCCGATTGACAAGGACCTAAACTCTCTGCCGGAGGTGGACATTGAAATCGAAGCTCCTCCCGCTCTTGAAGACGCTCCTGACGTTGAGATTGAACTCGAACCGGATGGTAGCGCAACGGTATCTATTGAAGAGAAGGACACGGACTTCTACGCCAACCTAGCGGAAGTCATGGACTCTTCTGACTTGGGCCTTGTTAGTTCGGAACTGATGGCCTTGTTTGATGCTGACCGTTCCAGCCGTGACGAGTGGGAAAAGCAGTACAGCAAGGGTATGGAATTGCTGGGCTTCAACTTTGAAGAGCGCACTAAGCCTTTTAAGGGCGCGTGTGGCGTGAAGCATCCGATGTTGTCGGAGGCTATCGTTCAATTCCAAGCACAGGCCATGAAGGAACTGATGCCTTCCGGTGGCCCTGTCCGGACCCAAGTACTGGGCAAGGAAACCGTGTCGAAGCTTCAAAAGGCGGAGCGGGTTCAGGAGTTTATGAACTACCAGATTACTACGGCGATGCCGGAGTACACCCCGGAGTTCGACCAACTGCTGTTCTACGTCGGCTACGGCGGTTCGGCATTCAAGAAGGTCTACTACGACGAGTATCGGGACCGTGCAGCCAGCCCGCTTCTGCTCCCCGATGACGTGTACATCCCGTACTACGGTTCGTCGGTGATGAGCAAGTGTGAGCGCATCACGCAACGTGTCCACATGTCTATCAATGCCTACCGCAAGGCGGTGGTAAGCGGCATGTATCTGGACATGGCGAGTGAAGACGATGTCACGAGCTACTCGACCACTGACATCCAAGACTCTATCGACAAGCTTAGTGGCATGGAGCCCAGCGGCGAGGAAGAGCAAGTCACCCTGCTTGAGTTCCATATCGACTACGACCTACCCGGCTTTGAGGACGAAGACGGTATTCGCCTGCCCTACATCATCACCGTGGATGAAGCAAGCGGTAAGGTTCTCGCAGTCCGCCGTAACTGGAGCGAAGACGATAAGACCCGTACTCGCAAAGAGTACTTCGTCCACTATCTTCTTATCCAAGGCCCGGGAGCCTATGGCCTTGGTTTCTTGCACTTGATTGGTGGTCTAACCCGTGCCTCCACCGCAGCCCTTCAGCAACTGCTAGATGCTGGTACCTTAGCTAACCTCCCGGGTGGCTTTAAGGCCAAGGGCGCACGTATTGAGAACGCTGATGACCCCATTCAACCGGGTGAATTCCGCGACATGGACGCTGGTGGTCAGGAACTGGCCGCTTCGCTGCTGCCGTTGCCGTATAAGGAACCCAGCCAGACCCTGATGTCGCTGCTTGGCTTTACCGTGCAGGCAGGCCAACGTTTGGCAGCGATTGCTGACCTTCAGGTTGGTGACGGCAACCAACAAGCGGCTGTTGGCACCACCATGGCGCTGTTGGAGCGTGGCACGAATGTAATGTCGGCCATCCACAAACGCATGCACTACGCACAGAAGCTGGAGTTTCAACTTCTGCACCGCGTCTTCAGCGAGTATCTACCGGACAACTATCCCTATGACGTTGTCGGTGGTTCGCGGCGCGTGAAGCGTGAAGACTTCGACGGTAGCGTCGATGTGCTGCCCGTGGCTGACCCCAATATCTTCTCCATGAGCCAACGTATCACCTTGGCTCAAACGCAGCTACAAATCGCTCAGAGCGCCCCGCAGATGCATAACCTGTACGAGGCCTATCGTCGTATGTACGAGGCGATTGGAGCGAAGGATATTGATGCCCTGCTCATCCCTCAGGACCAAGACCGTCCGAAGGACCCGTCATCGGAGAACTCAGAGGCTTTGGACGGCGTTCGCCTGAAGGCCTTTGCTGGCCAGCAGCATGACGCGCACATCCTGAACCACCTGATGTTCAGCCTCTCCCCAATGATGCAGGCTCTGCCGAATACTGCTGTTGTGCTGATGAAGCATGTGCTTGAGCACGTTCGCCTCAAGGCCGAAGAGTCGGTGGAAGCGGAACTCTATATGCAGTACGGCACCGACCCGCAGGGCATGGTCTCTCAGCTTCAACGCGAGGCGATGATTGCGCTCAAGGAAGCCCAGTTCTACCAAGAAGTGCGCGACCTACAGAACAAACTGTCTGAAGCCGAAGGTGGCAAGGGTGACCCGCTGATTGCCCTGAAGGAGCAAGAACTTAAGCTGACCGAACAGCGTGACCAGCTTAAGGCGCAAGAAAGCCAAGCACGTCTGCAACTGGACTCGCAGAAAGCTCAGGAACAGATTCGTATGGAGCAGGCGCGGATTGACTCTCAGGAGCAGATTGCAGACCAGCGTACTGCCGTTGCGCTACAGCGTGTAAATGAGATGAGGAACAAAACAAATGCCACTCAAAACCGGTAAGTCAAAAAAGGTCATCTCCGAAAATATCGGAGAAGTCGTTCGCAAGTATAAAAAGACTGGCGAAATCGGCACTTCTAAGCCCAAGAGCAAAGAAGCTGCTGTAAAACAAGCAGTTGCAATCGCTTACAGCAACGCCGGAAAATCCAAGAAAATGGCTTCTGGTGGAGAAGTTACTTACAAAAAGGACGGAAACCGTCCTGTGCACTTGTATTCTAAAGGCGGTTGCGTTAAAAAGAAGCGTTGACATAGTCAACAGCCCTCAAGCGGTGGCATAACCGCTTGCTTTTCATGGTGAGTCCCATGCTGGAATTTGCAGAATGTGTGATGAATGAGATTCGAGAGCTTCGCTATGACGCGGAACGTCACGTTTTGGACGGTTCCGTTAAGTCTATGGAGCAATATCGCCATCTCATGGGCCGTCTTGAGGGTTATCACTTTGTAGAACAAGCCATCCGGCAACTTCTACACAGAAACCCCAACCTCTAAAGGAGAAAGTCCTTGGAAAAGACGGCGCTTGAGCGCAAGTGGGAAGAAGAGGCCGCAAGCCGTGAGCCGACTATTAACGACGCTTACGACGATAACGGCAAACTTTCCCCCGAAAGTATCAATGAATCTGCTCTGGACAGGATTCCCCGCCCTACTGGGTGGCGAGTCATCCTTTTGCCCTATCGCGGGGCAAAGAAGAGCAAGGGTGGAATTGTTCTGGCAGACCAGACAGTTGAGCGTAATCAACTGACTACGGTTTGTGCGTACGTTCTTCGTGTTGGCGATTTGGCCTACAAGGATGAGAGCAAATTCCCCAACGGTCCTTGGTGCAAGGAAGGCGATTGGGTGATTTTCGGCAGATATGCCGGTGCCCGTATTGGTATTGATGGTGGTGAGATTCGCATCCTCAACGACGATGAGATTCTCGCTGTAATCAATGACCCCGAAGACATTCTCCACATGTGAGGTAAGAATGAACGTTATGACCGACCAAGAAGCCCTCGAATATGATGTGGGCGAGGACGAAAAGCCGGTAACCATTTCTCTTGAAGAGGCGGAAGCCCCCCAAGAAAACGAGGCCCCGGAAGAGGCTCACGAGCCGGAGCAAAAGGCTGCTCCTACCGAATCCGAACTTGACCGTGTATCGGAGCAGGTTCAAAGGCGCATTGACAAGCTCACCGCTCGTATGCGCGAGGCACAACGCCGCGAACAGGCCGCTATTGAGTACGCGCAAGGTCTACAGCGCCAAACGCAAGAACTCAATCAACGTCTGCACTATATGGACGATTCTCGTCTCCATGAGAGCAAGAATCGTATCGATACGCAGCTAATGGCAATCAAGCAAGTTATTGCCAAGGCCCGTGATGAAGGCGACATTGATACCGAGATTGAGGCGCAAGAACGTCTTGCTTCCTTGATTAACGAACAACAGCAGCTTGCTGGATATGAGGTTCAACGCAAGCAGCAGCCGGTCCAACAAGCTATTCAGCAGCCTATCCAGCAACCTATTCAGCAGCAGCGTGGTCCTAGCGTTAAGGCTGAATCTTGGGCTGAAAAAAATCAGTGGTTTGGTAGTGACCGCGTGATGACCCACGCCGCGTGGGGAATTCATCAGCAACTTATTGAAGAGGAAGGGTTTGACCCGGAATCTGATGAGTATTATGATGAACTCGATTCACGCATCCGGAATGAATTTCCGCACAAGTTTGAGCAGCAAAACAGGAAACCGAAGAACGTGCAGTCGGTTGCGCCTGCGACCCGGGCTTCCGGGGTTACACAAAGTAGTGCACGCAGAACGGTGAAACTTTCACCGAGTCAAGTTGCAATTGCTCGAAAGTTGGGTGTTCCGCTTGAGGAATACGCCAAATACGTTAAGGAGTAATCATGGTTGAGGCAAAGAACGAGGTGAATCGCACCACCCGCAACGC